AATACTCTTTTTAACAGTTCCCCCTTCTAAACTTTTTTTAAATTTCTCTACATTTAATCTATAAGGCATATTCATTTTTTTATAAAAACCATTATCTATTAATTTAAGATCATCTTTTTCAAATTCTTCACTACTTTCACTACTTTCATCATTACAACATTTTTTACAACAACCACCCTTACATTTTCCACCTTTACATTTCTTACAACATTTTTTATTCACCTCTACCCCTGGAGCTACTATGGAAATTATACCCCCTTGTCCACCTTTAATTATAGCTATTGGCGTACCCTTATCCTCTAAAGTTAAATAACTCATATATATTTAAAAGAGATTTTATATATATATGCCTTAAATTGTTGTTAAATTTACATTTTTTTTCTCTCAATATCAGCTAATGCATTATTAATCATATTTTGATAATTAGTAGCGTAATCCATAATTTTTGGTGTATATTTATCAAATAAAGTATGAAAATAATTAGAAAGATAATAATCCCGCATATCTTTAAATTTCATATCCTGTTGATTTTTTGTATAAAATGTTTCTAATCCACTTCCATAGGATATCTCTGCATTTTTATATATAGAATTTGAAATATATCGTAAATACTCTGGTAATAGATGTCTAGGAGGAATATATAACCTTTCTAGTTTTAGTTGATAAACTGTTTCATTATCAATTATTTTTTTTAGAAATAATTTAATTTCCTGTAAAATAATAATTCTCTTTTTTTTAGAGTCAAATGTATCTTTAGATGAATATTTAAAAAATTTATTAACAACATTATCAAAAATATCTAATTCTTCTTGAGTTAGCTGGATAATTTTAGAAATATTAAATTTTATTTTATCAATTTGATTATTAATTGTAATTATAGGATTATATTTTGTTAATGTCAATATACTTAAAATAGCTTCTATTTCAGATTTCATTTGATAGAGTTCTGATATATATCCAGTTATGAAATTTGATAACTTATCAATAGTAGTTTGATCCCCTATTGCTCTTGCTAATGCCCACATTCGTTTTGCCATTTTAAATGGGTTAAAAAACATTTTTGAAAATCTTAATTTTTCAATTTCTTCTTTTAATGTTTCTAAATAATAATCATGAGACTCCCTTGATGAAAGAAGAAAATCACTATTTATTGGTATTTCCTTCCCATCTTCAGTAAAATATGATAAATACCAAAAATTCGTCATTTCTGAAAATTTATCATTAACAATTATTATTGTATCAATCTTTACATGTGTTTGATATTTTAAAGCTCCCTCAATAGTCATTTTACCACCACCATTAGATAAAATTTTATATCCATCCATTAATTCATTTTCTCTCCATCTAAGAATTCTATGCTCTCTAAAAATATTATTAACAATATCATAATCATTTGAATCTTTATTTTTTTTATTTAATATTTCCTTAATATTTTTCTTTTCATCACTAGATAATAATTTGTTATTATTTTCAACATATTGTGCAATATCATCATTAATATAATAAATGCCTTGATCAAGAAATCCAACGTCAACATTATATCTATTATCTAATCCCATTTTAAATTCTGTGATATAATTAAGTTTTTGTTTTACCAAATCATTAACTATCCTTTTTATTATTTTAGCGAATTTTTTTATCACATCTTCCTTACTACAACAATCACTAAAATTTTCATGTAAATCTACATCACCTGGATATTTTTGATATCTTAGAACCCAACTTCCAAATGGTGTTGCAGGATCTGTTTTTCTAGCAGATAATAATTTAATATTTTTCATAACTTTTTTAGGAATTGATTTTTCATCAATTAATGATACTATTCTCTGATATGGAATATTTGTAGACATTTATATAATTATTAAAAATAAAATAATTATATATTTACATATATGTACGATATCCAAGTGCTGAAGCGTTTTCTACAAACCCTGATGGTTTAATATTCATCATTTCATTCATAAATGAAGATCCATACTTTCCAGAATATACTTTATAAAATATTTTAGCTATATCAGCTATTTCATAACCTAGAGGTATTAATTCTTTCACTAATGAAAACCAATCATTATCGGCTTCTTCTTTTGCTTTTTGTTTTTCCAACATTTTATCTCTTTTTTTAAGTTTTTTTATTACTTTTTCATCTTCATTATATTCCCATTCAGCAAGATAACGTTCATAATCATCTATTTCTTTTTGTGAAAGATCTGGTCTCCATGGAAATTTTTTCTCAGGAAGTAGATCATATTTAGATTTTTTTTTACGTTTTTTCATTTTACCAGCACCTTCATAAGGAATATATTCCTTATTACTTAATTTAGTAGGAACATAAAAAAATGGTGACGGCGCATTATAAGCATTATAGAAATTTCCAGGACAATTCATACAACCTCCCGTTGGTTTCATTGGTCCAACTCTAAAATCACCAGGATGTATATAAAGAGGTATTTGATGCATATACGAATTATAAAGACTATACCTTAATTCTTCATCTGCATTTGGATTTGGTTTCGATACCATATATATATATATCATAATATTTTTATTAAAGATATTGTTCCATATCTTCTGGTAATACAAATTCTTCTGGAGGAGATTTTTCCTTTTCTTTTCGTTTTTTAATAATTTTTCTTGATTTTGGAACTTTACTTTTATCTAACTTTCTAAGTGCTTTTTTTGGACTTATTTTTGATTTTTTCTTTCTGGCTACTTCTATTTTTTTAGCAATTTTTTTCAATTTTGAAGCATCACTTTCTTTTGGTATTTTTTTTACTTTTGAAACTTTACTTTTTTTATCTAGCATATTAAGTGCTCTTTCAATAGATATATTCGAAGGTTTAACCATTTTTTTCTCATTTTCTAATTCTTTTTTTAATTCTTCCATCTCTTTTTTTCTTATTTCTAACTCAAGTAATAATTTATTACGACGTTTTCTTAAATCGGGAATTTTTTTTTCTTCCCTTTTTTTTCTATCATCTGAAAATTTTTCTGAACTTAAAATTTTTTCTATATAAATTGCTTCCTCTATTACTTTTTTCATTAAAAGTTGTGTATCTCTCAATTTAAATTGAGCATCTTCTAAATCTTCTTTTAATTTAGAAATATTCATTTTTTGTTTTAACTTATCATCAATCTTTACCATACCGTAATATCTAAGTTGTTTATTTGCTATACATTCTTCTGCAGTTCCTCTTACTGAACCCTTTGGAGGTTTTTGAGCTCCACAATATTTTTTTGTTGGCATTATATATATATTATTAATATAATATAATTACATTTTTTTAGCTTTTCTCCATGCTTTACCTATTTCTTCCGCAGAATAACCCTGTAATCTTAATTTTTTAAAAAATTTATTATATTCAGTTAATTTTCTTTTTTTCTTAATTGCACCAGCTCCATAACCATAATTATTCATATCACTATCCAATCCATAACCATAAGAATCATACATTTGTGCCATATGTGCTAATCTTTCTTTAGGCGTTAAAACCATAATATCATACTTCTATATAATATATTATTTTCTGGAATGTATTGCTTTTGTTTGTCTTAATGCTTTTGAATAGGCAATTATTTTAGATTTTTTTGAAGTTGGTATATAAAAATATTTTTTTCCAGTTGTACCATATTGAAAATATGGTTTATTATTAGAAACTCCTTCTCGTATAGGCATATCTAATTTCTTCCTATATTTTAAATATGGATATTGCTCTTTCAGACAAAGCTATAATGCGATTAATTAATGGTAAAGCTAATTTAATGACTTATTCAGAATTACAAACTTATGATGATATAGATGAAGCATTGGGTAAAAATAATGCTATGGTATTATTGTATGAAACTTCCAAAAACTTTGGTCATTGGGTTTGTGTATTTAAAGTAAATAAAAATACAATTGAACATTTTGATTCATATGGAATGAAACCAGATGATGAATTAAAATTTATACCAGAATATTTTAGGGAAGTAAATTATGAGAAAATTCCTCATTTAACTTATTTATTGTATAATTCTGGATATAATGTTATTTATAATGAATTTAAATTACAAAAAAAAAAGAAAGGAGTTAATACTTGTGGACGTTGGGTATCAGTAAGATTAATTTATAGAGTTATTCCTCAAAAAGTTTTCGCTAAATTCTTTTTAGAATATACAAATCCTGATAAAATAGTTGTTGATTTAACGGGATAAAAATATTACATTATGATATATGTATAATTACGGACAAACAAGATCTAGATCTGGGAATGGAATAACATCTTCAGCATATTCTTTATCTCCACATTATAGTCATCAACAACATCCAATAGAAGTTAGTCATCAACAAACTTATATTCCACCAAATTTTCCTCAAAATAAAGGAACAACATCCGATAATGTTTATTTCAATATTGAAATAAATAATATTCCATTTACAATAGATTTTGCTCAACACGAATTTGATGGAACATTTAGTCTTACAAATTATAATGAAACTTTAACTCAACCTATTATTCAAAATCCTTCTGATTATTATCTTACCGTAGCAAGATTTATTATTCCGGGCGATAGTATTCCAATTGTATATTGTCCAATTATTGGAGGAGCAGCACAAACAGATCCTAATTTAACACCTTTTATTGTTACTCTATTTTTTGGAGGTATGCCTTTTGTATCAAATGTTCAATTTTTTTCATTAACAGGTGTATCAGTCCCAAATGCTCCAAGTATGAATCAACCAAATTTTTTAAGAACAGATAGTCCATATTATTATGTATTTTCATACCAACATATTATTACAATGTTTAATAATGCTTTATTGGCTTCTTTTAATGCACTAAAATTAGCTTTTCCCGCAGCTCCTCCAACTGAAGCTCCATTTTTTATATTTGATGAAATAACTCAATTAATTAGGTTAGTTGTCCAAAATTCTTATTCTGAAGTAATTGCTGGAGGTCCTACAATTGAAATTTTTATGAATGCAGTTTCTTATTTTAGATTTTTTGTTTCTTTTTATACTCAATTCTTTGGATATAATCAGCCAAATGGAATGGATTTTCAATTTATAGTCCCTCCAACAACTGTAAATCAAATTCCTCCACCTGGGCCAGCAACGGCTATTAGACCATTATTTAATAATGCATATACATATCCAGTCTTAGCACCTGCTGCAGCTCCTCCACCACAAGTTCAACAAATGGAACAACCTAGAGAATATACAGAAACATTAAATAATCCTCCGGATTATATTTTCTTAACTCAAGAATTTGTAAGTGTAGAATATTGGAATACATTTAAAAGTATAGTTTTCACATCAGCAACATTACCACTTCAAGCAGAATACGTTCCATCATCAATAATTAGAAATGGTGGACAAGCAAATGGAGTTATTAATTATCGTCCAATACTTACTGATTTTACTCCAAGTTTACCGCGTGCTGGAGATTTAAGAGGAATATTTGTTTATACACCTCAAGGACCATATAGATTAATTTCATTAATGGGATCAGTACCTATTCAAAAAATAGATTTGCAAGTATATTGGCAAGATAATGATGATTTATTGCATCCTATTGTATTAAATCCAGGTAGATTTATGAGTGTTAAATTATTATTTATAAGAAAAGAAAATGATGGTTTATGAGTATTAAATAATAATTTATAAGAAAAGAAAATGACTCATAAAATATAATATTTTAATCTTTATTAATAATATATTATGTCTTTAAGTGTTGCACCGTTAAAAACATGTAGAGTGGTTGATCCACGTGTTAATTTTTCAAATGAACGATCATATGCTGTTGTTAGTGGAGGGAATCAAGTTAGTTGGAAACCTTTTACAACTAATTCTTTCTCCACTTCAGCTTTTAACTTCAGTTGTCCTCCTCCAAATCCATCAATTGTAACGGATGCAAGAGTTTATTTATCTGTTCCAGTTACATTAAATTTTACGGGAACAAGTCCTGGTGTAGGATTTAATTTATTACAAGATGGATTTGATGCATTTAGAGCATATCCACTTTCTAGTATATGTACAACTTTAACTGTTACTATAAATAATAGTTCAGCAAGCATAAATCTATCTGATATTATTCCATATATAACCAGATATAATACTGATCATAAAATAAGAGAATATAATTATAGTTTATGTCCATGCATGCAAGATTATTTTCAAATTTATGGTGATGGAGCAGGAAGTGTAAGAAATTCTTTAAGTTCCTTCATAAGTAATTCATGGGAGACTGCAAGAGGTGCCTTCCCTATGTCTAATGTTGTAAATACACCCGTTTCTGCTACTGTTTCTGCAGTTATTACCGAACCTATATTTTTGTCTCCTTTTTTATTTGGAAAAGGATCCGATTTACGCAATGGATTTATTGGTGTTCAGTCAATGAATTTTCAATTCACATTCGCAAATGGTGTGGCTCTACAAAGAATATGGTCACATGATCCATCCTCTGGATCAACTATTACCAATATAGACGTTAATTTTGATATGCCAGTTTTATTATTCAATTATATTACTCCAAAATTACTTGAGCCTATACCTAGGGAAATTTCTTATGGATATTTTAGTATAGATAGATTTCCCACTGATGGCATGGCTACACTTAGCTTTGGAGGGAGTGCAACGATTAATTCAAATAATATTCAATTAAATACTATTCCAAGAAGAATATATCTTTTTGCAAGAAAGAGAAATATGGATTTAACAATAACTGATACAGATACTTTTGCAGCAATAGAATCAGTTTCAATAAATTATAATAATTTTTCTGGATTACTTTCTAGTGCAACTCAGGCTGATTTATATAACATCAGTAAGAAAAATGGATGTAATTTATCTTGGCCTGAATGGTCCGGTAGCGCAGCTGGTGTAGCTACAATACCACAAGCAGGTGGATCTGGAATGAGTGCTGTTTTTGATAATACAGGTGCTACAGGTGCAACATATGTTGGATTAGTAGGTTCAATTCTTTGTATCGATATGGGAATAGATATTGGCCTGGATGATTTGAATGCACCAGGTATAATAATGAATTCACAATTACAAATAACATGTACTATTAGAAGTATAAATAGAAATGATTTAAATACTTTGTATACATTTTATATAGTAACTGTTTCTGAAGGAACTTGGACAATAGCAAATTTAAATTCTGTTCCACAAATCGGAATACTTTCGCGGGAAGATGTAATTAATAGTCAGAAATGCCCTCTAATTGATTATAAGTCAACTGATAATATTTATGGAGGAAATTTTGTCGATAAATTGAAGGCATTTGGAAGAAAAGCATTGGCCGGAATTAAGACAGCATTACCATATGTTAAAGATGTTGCAAGTGTAGTTGGAACTGTAGCTCCATTATTAATGGGATTAGGGGATGAAGAAAATGATGGAGGAATTATGATGGGTGGTGTTCCAGTAGGAGGTGTCCAAGTAGGTGGTAGAGGAAGAAAAGGAGGAATGGCTATTTCTAGAAGTGAATTGCATAGAAGGTTGCAAAATTAAAGTGTATAATAAATATAATTTTAAAAAATATATTTATTATAAATATACAATGTCAGTTCATGAATTATTTCAACCAAATACATATGATTTATTTGCAGATACAGTAACAGCAAATACTTTTAATGGAATAATAGTACCAGCAATTGTGGCTGCTACTACATTTACTGTAGGTCCACCAGGTCCATTAACGGTTAATGGAACAACTGATTTAAATGGAACTGCTGGATTTCCCGTTCTTGATGTTGATGATCTATTAAATCCTAGTCCAATTACTTTTAGTACAGCTGCATATTCAAATCCAGCATCTGGAAATATGGTTATTACTGATCTTTCTGATTTTAATAATAATGCAGGAAGTATGCTTTTTCTTGATGCGCCTGGTTCATTAGCTATTGGTGGAGGAACAAATTTTTTAACTATGAGAAATCCAACTATAGGAAATGTTTTCCAAGTTACAAGTGATGGAAATATTAATATGAATGGATCAGTTAATGCTGGTGGAAATGTTGTAGCAAATGGAGCACAACTTTATAATACGTTAGAATTAAGTAATCAAGGTCCACCTGGTACCCCATTTGTAAATGGGGCGTTGGGTTATTTAGCCGATCCAACATATACAGCAAGCGATGTTTTATCTATATTAAATTGGATGCAATTACAAATTTTACCACCAACAGCTATAGGAACAAATACTACTAATAATGTGCTTCCGGCTGTACCAGGTTGGAATATAATTGATACGGTTAATACATCTTTTACTCAAAGATCAACATATGTTGGTGGATCTTTTGCCGTAAATGGAAATGGAATAGCTGATATACAAACATCAGTTACAACATTTAATTTACTTAGCATTACTGGAGGTTTTAGAATTGATACTGTTATTCCACTTTCAGAGTCAATTGGTGTTCAAGTTAGAGATAGTGATGGTCTAGTTGTTTGTCAAGGTATTTGTACTGGTGATGGCCTAACTGGTGGCGTTGTAACACCAACAATGCAAGTTACTTGTTCACATGTGGGATATAGAAAATTATCTGGGACTACATATACACTATATACAAATAATATGTCTTCAATTCCATTGACCGTAGCTGATATGTATTTAAGAATTAATAATTTAGGTCCAATTGTTTAATAATCATAATTTGTTTTTATTAAAATAAATTATGATGATACATATTTCATACCAATATAAGAAGATGGATAAATATCCGAATTTGCACTTACAAAATATTGCATTTGAATAATATCATTTTGATTTAAAAAAGCTATTCCAGATATTATAGCTCCAGTATTTTGACTATGTAATCCATTATTTATTGGCAAATATAAAGAATCTTCTATTGCTATTGGAATAGATTGAAGAATAATTGTTCCCTGTAATTGAAACCCTACACCTATAAATGATCCTGGAGTTTCATTCCCTGTATTTATTTGTCCAAAAACTTCATAAACGCCTGTTACATCTATTCTAATATTAAAATCATCAATAAATGTAAAATAATTATTTGAATTATCGTATAAAAAAGGCATTCCACCCATGAAGGTATCAAATCCAACTAAAGGAGATACATCTAATGGAGTTATAGGTTGTATATTTGTTTTACCCTTCCTAAAGGAATTAGATATTGGATTTGTTATAGTTATTGTATTTGCATATATATCATATGTATTTGGCTGAAATAATTCATGTATACTCATATATTATTACGTTTGAAATATTTTTCAAACTCATTCTCAAAATATTTAATGAAATGATTAATATCATCAACATTATCTAAACCAGCAAATTCTATTATCCAACTATCGCGGAATTCTGGATATTCACCTTCTCTTTGATATATCATATTTATATACGCAGTTAATACTTCCCATGCATGATCTCTGCAATATGCTAATTCTATTTCTTCTTTATTTATATGTTTCATTGTATTATACTTTCACTATATATTTTCATTTTATTTTTATCTTTATATTCCAATAATTGTTCTATTGAATCCATTTTCATTAAAGTATTTACATCATCATAATATTGTTTTAAAGTTAATTCTGTTAATTGAACAAGTAATAATTTTTTTAGAAAGAATTTTACTGTTTTAGCTAAACATATATTAAAATTTATTTCATTAATAACTTCTTTACTTAGCATATAATATATGTTATATTTCATTATTTTTTATTTTTTGTTAGTATTTTTTTGGATTTTAGTTTACTCTTTTCTTCTTCTTCAGATAAATCATCGAGCTCTTTTACAATCTTTTTTCTTTCCTTTTTTAAATATGACTTTAATTTCTTTTGTCTCGAAGATTTTAACTTTCTTAACTCTTGTTCATCTTTTATCTCTTCAATAAGATTAAGTAATTCGCTACCGGATAATGAATCTAATAAATTTTCAATAATTATACTATTATCATTAACATAAGGGGTTTCTTTAATTGAACCAAATGCATCCATCATTTCACCAAAATCTTCAACAATATCAGTCATTTTTATATATTTATAAAATATTTTATATTTATTTTATATATCCATCTCTAATGCTGCATCAACTTGTTTGTTTTGAGTATATGTACATAATTGATTTACGTTACAATGTCCTACTAATTTAGCAACTGTAGCCATTGGTTGTTTTTTAATTGTTAACATATAATTAATAAAGGCATATCTTAAAGAATGTGTATTACAATTAAAATTAAGTAATAAATAATCAAGAACTCTTTTTTCTAGCCTTTTAGAATTAATACAATTATCAGGATTTGCCTTTATTATTTCAATAACGTCAAAATCAATCCAATTCGGATAAATAATATTTCTATATCTCGCCTTCGTCTTATTTTTTATAACTGATTTTCCATCTTTTATTATTTCATATGCTTTTTTTTCGGATTTAGCTATCTTAACTATTACTTTATTAGTTGTTCCTTTAGATAAAAATGTTTGTAATGCTTTACATGCTTCTGTTATTCTACTTCCATTTCGTAATTGTATCATAGCAATCATTAAATATATAATTTTATTAATTAATATTCTTTGTTTTGCCTTAGACGCTTTTTCATTTAAATTTTCTAAGTCCGAAATTTGGTTTTCAATAGATTTGATAATTTGATTCTTCATAGGTAAATAATCGATATTGCGATCGAATCCCCTAGCTATATTTGGTTCTTCTATAATATTCATATGCTTATATGTATATTATAAAGATTATATTATATCGGAAAGAGAACTCTCTTTCCGAAACTACTTATTACAATACTTATCGTGGATATGAAGACCACATACCATTATTTCAGATTTACATTTAGAACATTTAACCTTATCTTTACCCCTTACTTTATTATATTTTTTTGTCTTTAAGAATGTACATAGTTCTCTCCCTTTATGTTTATACATTGACGTATTTTTACATATAAATCCACATTCACATATTACTTCCATTCATATTTTTAGATTAGATTTTTTTTATATATTTTTTTTAAATTATTTTCATAAGTTCTATATATTTCTCTTTCAATTTATCATACTTTTGCATTAATTTATCTACATCTACATCTTTTTCTTTTAATTTATCTTTATATATATCATTTTCTTTTAATTTATCTTTATATATATCATTTTCTTTTGAATTTGAAAGAGAAATGGCTTTAGCATGTTTCTTTGTTTTTAAATGGTTGGTTACATTACTTTTCGCATAAATTGATTTACATATCGAACATTCTACTTTTTGGGCCCAATACATTTTATATTTATCCCTATTTTCTAAATAATATTTCTTATGATACTCTGGACCAAATTTTTCCATGTATAGATTTATATATTTATATTAGATATTTTTTATATTATTTTAAATAAAAATATTATTTAAAATAATATATGGTTTTAATTTGGTTTTAATTTGATACCAGTCCATACTCTTTCATTTTTTTTTGTTGCCTCTCCTAATCCGAGTGTTATTCTAAGTAGTTTATTAAATTTTTGATTTGACATTGTTTCAAATACCTTATTATTATTTTTGAAGCGATTAATATCATGAACTGTAATATAATCATTATTATTTTTAGTTATTTCATATGTTGCTTTTATTGTATCTAGTGAAGATGAATCTTGTTTTGTTCCTTCTAACCATATTTCTTTTAATTTATTATCAAATTCTGGAGGACCATTTTCCAGGAATGATTTATATCCATCAAGTATTATATGTATAAATCCTGAAATAAAATCTTCCGTATTTATTTTTTTTATTAATTCTGGATCCATTTCTTTATTATTTTCGTTATTCCCCAATTTATCTTTTGTAGTAAATACATATGGAAACTCTATATATTTTAACCTTTCCTCAACACCTTTATCAGTTGGTTCTATCTTCGGAATATCATTTAGCATACAAAAAAATGTACAATGCGGCATAAATGATACTTCTCCTTTTCCGTGATCTCTACCAACTGATTTATCTGCACCTGACGCAGCACGTTTAATTCCATGTCCGCTCAAAGATTTTTTCATATCTCCTTCTGAGGAAAAAAGAGCTCTTTTAAATCTTAATAGCAATAACCATCTATTCTTAACTGATTCTTCTCTGGAATCATTTGGAATATATGATAATGATTCTAAATTAAATGATCCAACAAAGTCACCAAATGCTAATTGTACCATTCTTATAAAAATACTTTTTCCTGCATTTGGATTTCCAGGTGAAAAATAAAATGATTTTATTCCTATATCTCCGGCCATAGCTCTTGCTAATGCATATATCATTTGCTCTGGATTTGCAAATAATCTATCAAATGATACTTTTCTAGCTTTATCTATCTTCTTTTTATCATATTTTGGAAAGTTCCATGGTATATTACCATGAAATACAATATCTGGATTAAAACCTTTAGTAAATTTACTTTCCTTAATATCATATATTCCATCCTTAAATAATAGATATCCTAAAGATGAATCACTGGTATTCCTTAACCAATTTTTATCTTGAGCAGCTCTTTTTACTTGAGGTATAACTCTCTGTTGATATGATGTTGATGTACCATAATTTTCCTCTATTTCTTTTCCTTCTTTGGTTATATTTAAAATTATTCTTAGATAATCTTTATTTTTATGAAGATAGTAGAATAATGTTTCTTTTTCAGTTGAAAATATACCAGTTTTTTCATCAAATATATATAGTTGCCCTTCACAATATTTAAATTTTTTTTTTCCTTCAATCAAAAATAATTTTTCTTGGGCATCAGCATCTGATGTAACATAACATGAATATTCTGGAAGTTCAAATTTTAATTCCTCATCCATAGACTTTTCAGTTATTAAAATTTTATATCCTGTTTCTTTATATATAAAATCTTGCCCTCTTTTTAATATATCTTCCATATTTTCTGTAAATCGTTTGTTACATCTTAATAGTAATCCATCAAAACAAAGACACCCAACGATAAAACCTTCATTAGAAAGAAATTTATATAATGACATAAGACACGAATGTTCAAGAATTTGAGATTTTATTGATAATAAAGAAGCTAATTTATTAGTCTTTGTTTCATCCTTATTTACTTTTTCAAATATTTCTTTATTTTCTTTTATATTTGAAATATCCTTAGATACATGTTTTAATTCTTTTCTAAATTTTCTTAAGAATCCATTCTGTTCTTCTTCTTCAACCTCTTCGTCATTTATTGTATATCTCCCTAAATAACACATTTTTAACACCAATTTTTTAGCTTTATCTCTTTCTATGTCATGAAAAAGACATATTTCTTCCAATATGTCTTCCCTTTTAGATACATACTTATCTAAGTAAGGACAATTTATATTATTTTTTTTACAATATTGGGAAATTAATGTAGGATGGGAATTAACAAAATCTATATCATAATAATATCTACTAGCTAATGCTTGTCTTATATCTTTTCTAAAGTTTTGTAAACTTAATGATTTACCAGCATATAATCTTCCCGATTCTTCTAATTTCTTTGAGAAATAATAGTCTACTTTTATTACATCTAAATCTTTATTATATTTCATAAAATATTTCTTTAGTTGTTCTTTTATTAAAGGTTCTATATTACGGGATGAAATTAATCTTTTTAGTATATCTACATCCACCTTTTCAAATAATGTTAATTCAGGCTTTCTAAATACTCCTTTTCCCTTTTTAACCATTATTCTATATTATTATTCTATATATTTTTTTTATATTATTTTTTATATTATTTTTAATTAAATAATATAAAACATTTGTTTATCCTTATCCACTTTGTAAACTATGTAAGACTAAAAAACAAATAAGGATAAACAAATGTTTTTTATATTTTTTAATATGTTTTTCCTTATCCACCTTAAAAACTCTGTAAGAGTAAAAAGTGGATAAGGATAAACACTCTTACAACTATTACAACTTACAAGTTTTTTTAAAGAGATATATATATGGAGAAAAAAATATTGATATATATATATTCTTCCATAAAGGGACGGGTAGTTTTAAAACTTGTAAGTTGTGATCTCTGTAAGAGTGTTTATCCTTATCTACTTTTTACTCTTACAAAGTTTTTAAGGTGAATAAGGAAAAACAAAGTTACGAAGTTCCAGGTAAATAAGCTCCCTTACTATAAAGAATAGCTTGAGGAAAAGTTTTCTTTAACGTTACCCATCTACTAGGTAAAGAAATAGCTTTACTAACTTCATTAGGTGTTAATCCTCCGTAATTTTTCAATACATATTTAATTGAATAAGTAGATCCTCCAGCTGGGAATAAAGTAATACTATGACATTCATTAAGAACAGTTCTAGTTTCTCTATAGTTAGAAATTAAGTGGGATGTTATAGCTACATAAATATCTTCATGTCGTCCTGTTTCCAATAAATCGTTTTTAAGATTTGTAATAGCAGTTTTAAGAGCTTTATCTGGTATTGTATCAGTATCATCAAAAATTACTAAACTATTAGCTAATTCATTTGGAGATATTGGATCTTTAATAAGTTCATCATTTATTAAAATTCTGATAGGTTTAAGTTTATCTATAACATCATCATGATCTACTCTCGAAAAAACTATTATTTTATTTTTTGGAAAAATCTTTTTGTATTCTCTAGCATAATTAGCTGTGTATGTACTTTTTCCACTACCAGATGGTCCAGCAATATATATACATTCCCTTGAATCTGTCCTAGGAACAGGCTGGACTTCACCTTCAAATATAGTTATATCTTTACCCTTCCGCTCCTTTACATATTTTTTAGCTTCCTTTAGAATACTCTTTTTAAGAGTTCCCC